AGCAGGCCATCCACATTGAACTTAAAGAAATACTTCTTCTTTTCCTCTGCGGACAGCAGTGCCCTGGCCATTGCCTGTTCCCACCGGCTCACCCAGGGATCCAGCGTATACTTCACAAACTCCAAAGACTGCTGCTCAATGTTGCTGAAACTGGACTTATCCAGATCCCCGACCATATGAGGCGGCACCCTGAAAATCCTGGCAATCTCATCAATCTGAAACTTCCTGGTTTCCAGGAACTGGGCTTCATTCGGTGCAATGGAAATTGGCGTATACTTCATTCCCTCTTCCAGGACAGCAACCTTATTGGCATTGCTGCTTCCCCCGAAAGTGGACTGCCAGCTCTCACGCACCCTGCCTGGATCCTTCAAAGTCCCCGGATGCTCCAGCACTCCTGACGGAGCGGCACCGTTGGCATAAAACTTGCTTCCATACTCCTCCGCAGCAATGGCAAGCCCGATCGCATTCTTCGCCATGGCAATAGGTGAATATCCGACCAGCCCGTCAAATCCAAGTCCCGGAATATGCAGCACATCCGCCGGATGCAGACGCACGATCTTTCCATTTGCTTTCGGATCTGTCCCGGTTCTTCCGTCCACATCATCCCCGTCATAAACCAGATACTCATAATAAAGCCTGCCATGCTCATCCCTGTCCACCGTCATCCTGTCAGGCATCAGCGGATAAAGAGCCACAATTTCTCCCTTTCCATTCCGGATGATCTGACTGTACGCATTCCCCCACAAAAGCAGATGCGTCATCAAAGTCTCCCGGAACACAAAAGAAGTCATCTCCGGATTCGGCTCATCATGCAGCAGAAAATAGAGCGGATGATCCACCGCCTTTTCCTTACCGCCATTATCGTTATACCTGTAAAACTGCAATGGCAGACCCGCCACCGCCTCCGAAAGAATCCTCACACAGGAATACACAGCAGTCATCTGCATGGCACTCCGTGCATTCACTCTCTTCCCGGAAGCCGTACTCCCCATAAAAAATCCATATCCACTTCCACCTGTGCTGTTAGAAGGAGCATCCCTCCCCCGAAATAAATTACTGAAAAATCCCATACATCCTCCTTAAAACACCAACAGTCCTCTCTCATCATACACACTGCCACTCTGCCCTTCCTGACGTATACATCTATCAAGCGCCATAATTGCGGCAACAATGCCATCTATCTTCTCCTTAGATTTAGCTTTGGTTACTTTAATATTGCCAGCAGGATCTGTGTCAATAACAACGTTACCTGCCATCCATCTAAGCACTGGATTCCCACCGTGAATAATTCTTCCCTCCATCAGTAAGCGATAGAATTCTTTCGTCGGAGCTGACATTGAAGAAAATCCCTGACCAAAAGGAACAATGGTAAAACCTTCGCCCTCCAAATTTTGAATCATCTGAGTCGCATTCCATCTATCCACTGCAATCTCTAAAATATGATACTTCTCTGATAAATCCATAATGAACTTCTCGATGAAATCATAATGAATCACATTTCCCTCGGTGGACATGATGTAACCCTGCTTCTCCCAGATATCATATGGAACAGAATTAGCTTTCACTCTTCTTGGTATGGTTTCCTCCGGAATCCAGAAGTACGGCAAAAGCACATACTTCTCATCTTCATTCCTTGGCGGAAATATCAGCACCAAAGCTGTAATATCTCCTGTACTCGATAAGTCCAAGCCAGCGTAGCAATCTCTGCCAGCAAGTGCATCCACATCAATCGGCTCATTGCCTCTCATATAAATCGCATCTGGAATCCATGCAACGGTTGAGCTTACCCACATATTGCATCGAAGCCATTTGAAAGTAACCTCATCCGCCGGGTTCTGCTTTGCTTCCCCGTACGCATCCCGAAGTCTTTCAATATCAACGGTATATCCCAGTGAAGGATTTACTTTGTACCAGTTTGCCTCATCCTCCCAGTCCTCATCATCCTTAAGTCCGTAAACCACAGGATAAAAAGTCGGGTCCACACGTCTGCCTTCTAAGATATCCACTGCTTTGGTATGAAGCTCATATGCAATGGAATGTCTGTCATTACCTGCCGTCGTAATAATAAAGTGAAGCGGATTCTGTCTCGCATCCGATGAACCCTTAGTAAGTACATCGTATAACTGCCTGTTGGGCTGCGTATGAATTTCATCAAATACCAAACCGCTTACCGAAAATCCATGTTTACCACCAACCTCCGCTGACAGCACTTGATAGTAACCGGCATTGCTATAATTCACAATACGCTTGGTGGCTCCCATCAGCTTGCTTCTTTTCATAAGAGCCGGTGACATCTCCACCATCTGTTTCGCCACATCAAATACAATAGATGCCTGCTGACGGTCAGCTGCTGCACCGTACACTTCCGCACTTGGCTCATTGTCTGCATATAATAAATAAAGAGCGACAGCCGCAGCCAATTCACTCTTTCCTACCTTCTTACATATTTCCACAAATACAGTACGAAACTGCCTGTTCCCATCCGCTTTTACAATTCCAAAAATGTCTCTTATGAGCTGCTCCTGCCACGGCAACAGCCAGAATGGTGTTCCGGCCCATTTGCCTTTCGTGTGACAAAGATTCTCAATAAAAGTAACTGCCCTGTCTGCTTTCTTTTTGTCATAGTGAGAAGTAGGCAGCATAAACTGAGAAGGTTTATAATTCTTAAGCTTTGGATATCCCTTTGGTCGTGGTTCCTTTGCCATTAAGAATCACCTCCAAGCAATGCCTCCATCTCATCTTCCAGCTCTTTCCCCTTTGCACTACCAGCCACAATACGTGATCTGGATGAAGGCGTAAGCCCAAACTCGGATGCCGCCTGTAGCATCAGTTTCTGATTAGTATTTGCAATACCAACCCAAGGTGTCTGCTGCTGATATCCTTTATCCGTTTCAAAGGTCGAACCCTCAGAATCTATATGCTCCTGCGCTTCCTTCCATCTGGCATAGGACTGGCAGTATGCAGCAAATGCCGCCATGTCCACTTCCGTAAGAACACCCATCTGATTCATCAAATCACATAATCGTTCCCACTCCTTCTTTGCCTCTAGTAAAAGCCAATCCGGACATTCGGGCATTCCCTTTGCCGGAATCGGCTCCTTCGTATTCAATTTTCTCTTACCAGGATTACCTTCCAGTTTCTTAATCGCTGTAGGCTTTGGCTTTCTTCCTGCCATCAGAATCCCCTCCTTCCATATTTTTTTTGCATAATAAAAGGACCATGTATTCCTACACGATCCTCATTAACAATCATTGATGTTATAGTAATTTACTCAATGCAGACAATTTAGCTTTTATGCAAAACTCATACGTTTCAGACAATTTACGAATCCATTCGGTATCTTCATTTCGATAAGGATCTTTAATAAATCGTTTAATGAATTTCGTAACCTGACTTCTAAATGTCCAGTTAAGATTTGATGAATTATTAACAAGATTAAAATCTTTTACAGTCTGATTTTCATCAACGACTCCCATCAAATACCTTAATATTAAGACATCCGCAAATGTAAATGGCATAATATCATCTTCAAATTGTAACAATGACATATAAGGGCCACCCTGCTTCGTGTCATCTGTAACAAGAGAGTATGCACCAAGGGTTTGCGCTAATGATATTGCATATACTTCGCCCAAATCACCTGAACCATACAAATTTCTGTTTTCATTGACATTATGTTCA